TTTGTTTGTCCTGCTAAAACTCCTGCTCTTAATGCTTCCATAGTATCTGATTTTGTTGCATTAAACAATGATGCTAAATCTATACCTAGTTTTGTTAAATTTTCAGAGATTATATATGATGCACTATCGTTTATTCCCATACTTTCTGCCATTTGATTATATAAAGCTTGGTATCTCATTGTTTCTTCTATATTAGTTCCAAAAGCTTGATTCAATTCATTTTGGAACTTTAATGCTTTTGTATAATATTTGCTTGATTCACTATTAAGATTTCCATATTGGTTTAATGTTTTTCCCATAGAAACTTCAAATAAGTTTAATGTTTCTATGTAATTAATACTGTTTTCTAATGAATCTGTTAAAAAACCAAATACCTTTTTAAATCCATATATTAATCCTGTAAAATTCAGCGCTGTTTTTAAACCTTTAGTTGCTAACTGCATTTTTTTCAGACTTGAAGTTGATTGTTTTGCTTGAGCATCTAAATTTTTCAAACCAGTTGCACTTTTCATAGAATCTACAGCTGTCTTTGTTTTATCTACATATCCAATTATATTTTCTAAACTTTTTATTGCTTCTCTTGCTTCTACAATTATTTTATTTTCTAATGTATCTACATTGTAGTTTGACATCTTAGCTCACCTTCTATCTTCTTTGGATGCAGTATATTTTTCCCTCTAGTTAAATTTTCTCTTATTAATTCCTCATTTTTTCTAATTTCTTCTTCCATTAGTTCTTTTTGTGTTTTTGGTTTTTGATTAAATTCATAAGGCTTTTCAGTATAATTTTGTGCAACTTGCCCTTCTTTTCTAAAAGAATTATGCATCACTATTGCAACAGCCTCATAAACATATAAACCTATTCTCCATGCTTGTTGATTGTCTAATTCATTTTTTATTTTTAATTTATCCATATAAACTTTTCGGTATGTCCAGAGCAAGTCTGGGTCTTCATGCCAAAATTCTTGCGTAGACATACCGAATGTTAATGCTAATGGTAAAAGATGTTTTCTAAAAAATTCTTTCAAAGTAAAAAATTTAACTTCTTCTTTGCCATCATCTATATTTTCTAAATTTCTATCGTTTCTGCTTTCTTCGCTTTTTTCTTCCCATTTTGGAATTTGAAAAAACCCATGTACTGTTCGATAAGGAATGAATTAATATCTCCTATATCTCCACCTTCTTCTTGGTATTTTTCCCTAATCTCTGTTGCCATTTCTGCAGTAATTCTTCCTTGTTTTGCTAATAATGCTGAATGGAACAATTTATCCATTTGAATTAATGGTTGTGTTTCCATCAAATTCAAGCAGAAACCTAATCTTTCTGCATTTTCTGCATCTTTTCTTGTAGGAAAAGCTAATATATATTCTTTTCCTTCTACTTCAATCTTTTTTGCTTTTGCCATAATTCAATTCCTCCATTAAATAATTTTAAATACTATTCTCCTGCTGTTGGTATTAGCGCAGATACTTCTGCTATTTTTTTGTCTTGTATATCTGTTGGTGTTATAACTAATGTCGCCTCTAATACAGAACCTTTAGAAACTTCATTTTTATATGTAACAGCTGAACCTTTTATATATGTTCCTGCTCCATCTCTAAATACAACTAAAAATTCATGTTCTTTACCATCACAAATTGCTTTAACTGCTTCAAATTTTTCCTCTGTTCTGTTGTATGTAAATGTTTGATTTGGACTATCTGTTCTGTCTGGAATATATTGATTTCTTTCACTTTTTAGCTCTGTTGCATCTAATGTCGCAGGTTCTCCACCACTTGCAGGTACAGATTTAATTCCTACTAACTCTTTGTAGCCTCCTTCTCCATTTACATATAACATTGTTCCTATATCTGAATAAGCTAATGCTCCTTCCATAACCAATTACCTCCTATAAATTATTTTATTTTCATCTATTAATGCGCTATAACGCATATACAGCCTGTTTACATTCCTATCTGCATTTGGAGTAGGAATACAAGCCCTTCTAAGCATTCCATAGTGGTTATCAAAAACTTCATTAACAAGTTTTTTTAATTCCTGTATTATTATTTCTTTAGGAATATTTCCTTTGTCTATTGCATATATTTCAATTTCATACTCTAACCTGTATTGTGACTCACTTTTCTTTAATGTTTCATCTGCAAGAATATTGTTTGTTTCTGTAATTACTATTAAAGGAAATACTTTTGTTTCTTCTGGAGGAGTAACTAGAATTATCGGAGCATATTTTGAATTATCTTTTATGTATTTTTCTGCATAGTCAAAGATTTCATCATATACTTCTGGCATTCCCATTACTTCTTCCTCCTATTCATTTCTTAATTTTCTCAATTCTTCTTTTGCTATCTCTGGAGCTTTTTCTCTTGCATTTTGTCCTGCCTTATAAAATTTTTTCTGAGCAACCTGTCCTTTAGTCCATGCAAAAGAACCATCTTTTTTAGGATATATCCAACCTTTTTCTCCATGTTTATTCACATCATATTTCCAACCAGACTTTGATAAAGCTTCATCTACATGGGGATTTTGGCTTCCCACAATCCCTGTTCCAAATTCTGCATATACACAGCCTGAATCATTACTTCTTGCATAAGCTATTGCAGTTGTATCATCCATTTCAGCAGGAATAATTTCAACACTTTTATAAGTGTCTTTCCCTGCTTCTTCTGCAATTCTTGTTGCTATGTTTTGAGTTGCTTTTAAAATTTGTTGTTTCTTCAATTTTAATTCTTTTATATACTCTTCCAAACTCGATAACGAAAGTCGAATTTCACTTTTGGTATTGATATTCATATCCATAATACCAACCTACTTTTCAGTTAATTTTTCAAAATATATTGCTATTACTTTATTCTGATTTAATACTGCATCCACCCTATAATTAGCCTTTTCGCCTATAACATTTTCTCCTTCAGGATTCGCCCCATCTAAATATGCTAAATCATCTGCTTCAAACATTCCAAAATATGTTTTATAGTCTACAATTGCTCTTTGCATTAACATTGTTTTTTGTCCATAATCCATAATTTCTGTTTTGCCATTTGTAGCATTAGCTGTTGCTCCCATTGGTTGAACATTAAATCGGTATTTTTCAGCTTTTTTATAACTAACTTTTCCATATTTATCTATAATGTCATTTCCTCTATCATCTTTTTGTTTTTTTGCAATATATATATCTTTTTTCCATTGATTTCTCATATCGGCGCACCTGCCTGAGGTGGTGGCAATTCATCTAATAATTTTGATGACAATCCTGTTTTTTCTTTGGTCCATGATAGACCATTTTCACTATATGAAGTAAATTCGCCATCTTCTTCTAAATGGTACAATTCTATTGCACATCTAGTCTGCCACCCTGTGTATCTTTCTGGTATTTCTGTTTTTTCTCTGTCGAAAGGATAGACTTTATTTAGGAAAATAAGTTTCGCATCTTCTAACTTGTCACTAAATGCATCATCTAATGAAGCATTATTTTTATCTCCTAGTATTTCTCTTCTCATCCTTAATATTTGTGAATTTACTGCTTCTTGTTCTCCCATTTAAAGCCCTCCTTTCTATTTAGACTATTCTGTAGTAGTTCCACCTGTAGCTGTATTAACTACAACAACTTTTTTGCCTTGTGGTTTTGTAAATTCAGTTGAAAGTCCAGTTATTTTTCCATGTAGTAATTCATTTCCATAGTCCAAACCAATTTGTCCAAATATTTGATATTTTTCTCCTGCACCTGTTTTTGAAAGTGGTTCTAAGAAGAAATTTCCTTTGTTTGGAACTGGTTGTTCTATTGGTCTTATTGCATCAAAATTTAATAATAATGCTGTACCTGCAGGAACAAATTGTCCTTTTCCTATTCTTACAGTTCCTTGTGGTAAAACTAGTTCTTGTAATTGAATACCATTTACATTTCTTGAAGATGGAACTAATGTTAATCCGTTTTCAACTGCTGAACCATTTAATTGATTAATTTGAACATTGTTTAACCATAAAACTAAGTCTGTTATATCTCCATTATTTTCATCGATTTTTTGTAAAAGTTCATTTACAAGCCAAATATCTAATGCAGGTGTTCCTGATGCTTTAATTTCATTTGTTACAATAGCTTCTATAATTCCTCTTGTTTTGTTAACTGTTGAATCACTTGTTGCTTTATTGTGCTTACCTTGCATAAATGTTTTTTCTATGCTTCTTCCTATCTTAGCCATTTTGTTTCCAACTTGGAAATCTAATTCAGATTTTGGATTTGCTGTTTGTCCTGCTATATTAGCTCCTGATAATGTTCCCATATTTGACATTTTTGCGTAAGATACATAAACAGATTCTTGGAAAATTTGTGTAACATTTGTATTTTGACTTCTTGTAACTTTTGTTGCATCTGGCGCTGTTAAAGAAGCATTTTCA